CTCGCCCCCCTCGCCCAACTCAGCATTGAGGTGGCCGCTCCCCACATGGGCCGCATCGAAGACGCGCACATGGTGGTGTGCCACATGATCGGGTACTATTTTATGGATTTAGAATCAACAACTTAGAAATTTTCACAAAACAAAGGCTTTTTCCTCCACAACCACCTGAACCGCAATAGTTTATCCTTGACAACCATTGTCCTTTCGCAGACACTGAGAGACAACGATAACCCACAAGCAGACGTACATGGGACGTACATGAAACGCATCACTTCATGGACTGAGGAGCGAAATTGCGACTGAATGAGGCAGCGATCAAGAGCACGAAAGCACCGGCAAGCAACTACATTCTGCTGCGGGACGGCGAAATACCGGGCTTCGCTTTGCGGGTGACTGCTAACGACGCGCGCGCATTCGTGTTGACCTACACGGCTGAGGGCAGGCAGCGGCGTTTGACTATCGGAGCCTGGCCGGCGTGGACCGCGACGGCCGCGCGGGAGCGGGCGAAGGAACTGCGGCGGCAGATTGACAACGGGCACGACCCGCTAGAGCAAAAGCGCGAGCGGCGCGAAGCTCCCACGGTCGAAGAGCTCGCCCGCGAGTACCTCGAGCGCCACGCAGCCAAATTGAAGAGCCGCCGGATACTGGGCGGGTATATTGATCGTGACATTTTGCCCGTGTGGGGGAGGTGGAAGGCTGAAGACGTGCGGCGCCCCGACGTGATTGAAATGGTAGAGCGTAAGGCGAAAGATACTCCAATCGCCGGCAACATGCTACTGGGTGTTGTCCGCGGGCTCTTTAACTGGGCGATCGAGAAGGACCTGCTTCAACATAACCCCGCGTTCCGGGTGAAGCCGCCGGCGTCAAAAAAACAACGTGATCGCTGGCTAAACGAACAGGAGATCCGGCAATTCTGGACGCGGCTGGACACGGCGAAGATGGAGCCGGAGTGCCGCTCGGCCCTGCGGCTGATCCTTATCACCGCGCAGCGGAGCGGGGAAGTCCTCAGTGCCGAACGGACGGAGATCGACACGGATTCCGCCTGGTGGACGATTCCAGCCGAAAAGGCGAAGAATGGCTTGCAGCATTCCGTCCCATTGCCCGGGCTCGCGCTCGAAGAGATCGAGAAGGCAAAGACCGGACGTTGGCTGATTCCGAGCAGATACACGTCTAAGGGCACCCACACGACCGTGGCCGGGCTCAGCAACGCAGTCGCGGCGAATCAAGAGCATTTCGGACTCCCGCGATTCACCCCGCACGACTTGCGGCGCACTGCGGCAACGCATCTGACGAAAACGTGCGGTGTGCCTCGCTTCATCGTGGGCATGGTCTTGAACCACTCCGAGAAGGGCGTCACCTCGGTTTATGACCGTTACTCGTATGACCCGGAGAAAAAGGCCGCGCTCCAAAAGTGGGATCGCGAACTGCGGCGGATCCTTAGTCTCACTCGAGAAACAAATCTCGTCGAGATAGCGGGCTGAGATCCCGATGCTCACGCCGCCGGACCTCAACTCCGTGCATGACCGCCGCCTCAGCATGAGCAGTCTCATAGCCATGCATGACCTCCGCGTAAGTAGCGTCGCCTTCATTAGTCGACCCGCCTCGGCGAAAAGCCTGACAGCCCAGTCGAATGCATATGGGCGATATCTTCATCGCGTCGATACGCTTCGGAAGACGATTGCGCGTTGGCGTAAGAGCTCGCCACGTCGCAATCTCATACTAGATCAGGCCCGTCAACGGAAGCTCACAAAAAGAATCGAAGATGCCGTTTGCGAATGGGGTATGGCCAAAATGTCAGCGACTGAGCGAAGTCTACCGTCGCGGTTCCGATTGTTTGGTCAGCAGACACGGTTAGCAAATGAGATCTTTCCACGTGCGGCAGAACAACTATTTGTCGATCTGATCGCCGAGTCCTGCTCGCGTAGCCAAGTTGAATATTGCAAGGCTGCGGCAGCGCGCTGCGCAGAGCTGGTGCGCACGAGGCTTCTGCGCATTGCTTACGAAGTGACAGGCGAAAAGCTGACGAGGCTAATCACCGAGATGGTGAGAGTCGAAGCCGCATCTTTATCGCGTTGCATCATCGGCAGGCCTTCCAAATTCTCTCTGGCGCAAAAGAACAGGGCGCTCCAAATGAAGCGCGGCGGTGAGACGAACAGGGCGATCGCTTCGTATCTTCATGGGGTAGAGCGCCCGAGCAGGAGCCAGATTCAGAATGTCCCGAATCAGATCAAACAATTTCGAAAAATCCTGTCGCTTGTTATATAAAGTCTTCTGATTTTTTAGAGGCTTCCACAATCATGGCAACGCGGTTAATACTGCGGACATGAACAACAACAAAATGACGCGGCCAACAACCGCGAGTCCACTCGATGACTATATCGAACTCCAAGATTTCTGCGATCAGATGGGAATCTGCACGCGCACGGCGAACCGCTGGCACACGCTGCGGATCGGGCCGGCCCGCGTGAGTATAGGTCGCAAGATTCTCTATCGAAAGAGCGCAATTAGCGACTGGCTTCGAAACAGAGAAAAGGTGGCACTTCGGCGCGCGGGGTGAACACGCACATGCTGGGAACACAGCGGAAGCCTATACACGATGCTGCCGATAACGCGCCCGAGTGTATGCGCCCGATTGGGGTCACGGCGGGTCAATGGTTCTTTGGTATCAAGGCGCAGTGCGAAACCCTGCTGTTAGCGACAAAGGAGGATGTAGGAGGCGAAGCGCGTCGCCTCGCGGAACTCCTGAAGCTCGATGCGCTCGATTACTGCTTGAAGAAACAGGATCAGTGGCGCCCGACCATCGAACCGCCAGCGAAGGACGCCTTGTTATGCATGTTTAAAGAGCAGAAAGACAGTAAGGGAAGAACGCGCTGGACAAGTACTAAAGAGCAGGGCGATTGGGACGAGAAGCAATGGAGAGACACCGGCCGATTCCTGCCAACCACACTGACGATCGCAGCACGGCGATTAGACCTTCCCGGAAACTGGGGACGGCAGGGCGTGGATGGTTCCGCGCAAGAACTTGAGGCCATCGGGCTTTTGAGCAGAACCGGAGAGGTGAAAGGTCAGACCAGACTCTGGCTCCACGCGCGACCGGTGGCGCGAAAACGGAAAATTGTAAACGTGGGCGTTTACAATTACGATTCAACCCCTAATTATCTGGCTCAGAGGATCATAGACCTGAATCGACTTTCGCGCAAGAGTATTTTTTCAGCGGTCAGCCATTCAAGCTTTCCCTTTGACGCCGAACTACTTAGCGATCACGAATATGAGGAGACCGTACGCCATCGAATCGAGACGTTTGCCGAGGAAGCGAGCGCCGAGTTCGGGCGACTCAAGGCGATCGCTGATCGGGATCTCGCGGAGACCAACCGGCAATTCAATGAGCGAAAAAAAGGCGTTGTAAACGCCAGCGTTTACAAAAATGGGAACGGGATCGCAAACGCCGGCGTTTCGCAAAATGCCGAGATTGTAAACGCCGCGGCGCCCCCATATATAAGGAACAAGGATTTAAGTAGCAATGATGGAGACGGTAGGTTGGTTGGTAGGTCTCTTCAACGCAGCGCCGGAGAAACGAATGGCACCAAACCGACCGACCAACCTACCAGCTCTGTTCAAATGGACGAAGCCCCAACACCAGACCCTGGCGAAGTCGAAGCCACTCGCGAATACCTCCGCAAGTTCATCCATGTCATTCACCGCGAAGCCACCGAAGCCGAGGTCATGGCAGTCACCAAGGCGCGGGCAGGCAAAGTCTCGATCGCGCAGCTGCAAGCGCGCGTAGATTTCCGGATAACCGGAGGTCTGCCAATCCGCGGATATGGCATCTTCGTCAAAATGGCTGATGAGCTCATTCATTCCGCCGACGAATGGAATCGGGCGAGGCCCGAGCGATCACCGCAGGAAATTATCAACGATGCCCGGCGCGCTGAAGACGAGCGGAACGCAAGGGAACGCACTGAAGATGACTGGGAGCTAAGGAAGAGGGCGCAGACGCTGGAGAACCTCCGCAAGACGCTGGGAGATGATTCGCGGTCCCCGGAGGAAAAAAAATTCTACTACAAACAGTACCGGAAGCAGTTCCCGGAGATCATTGCGGAATTCGGAAACCGGTTCGAAGCAAATGCACAGGCGGCACAGCAATGACCCGGCTAACCTCTGAACGTCACGTCCGGCGCGAGACCGCTGCGGCGGTGCGCGACACCGGCAAGCTGAGGCCTGTCACCGTCACGCTGCACCCTGGCTTCATGATGCTCCGGCTGAAGGGCCGGCGCCGCGGCTATATGCTTGGCTATGAGGCTGCCTACCGGGCAGCCGTTGAGTCCGAACAGCAGCGCCAGCGGGACGGACGTCGAAGCAAACGGGCTTCAGAGCTCGCCCCAAAAGCGGTGGCCGCGGGCGCGTGAACAGCGTATAAATGGAAAGACCCGCCTGGCAGCGGGTCAGATGGAAAATTCTGTGGACACATTCAGCCTAGGCGTAGGAGTGTGGACATGTCAACAGGGAGATACTTTGTGGACGACAAGGACGAGAAGGCAGCAAATTGGGACATTTTGGAGGAGCTGAGACAGGCCCGAAAGCATCGCACGTCTCTAACGGATGCGATGCTGACCTTGGCAAAGCTGCTCGGCAGTTTCTCCGATGCCCTTAAAACTCCAGAAAAGTATTCGATCCAGGTTTCGCCGGGCGAAATCACCATTGCTCAGGATCAGCGCACACAAGCCGTACTCAATCCAACGCATCTTAACTGGGAGCGGGCCGCACAATCTCTTGACTGAGTACTTCGAGACCACGAGCCGAATTGCCGAGTTGGAACCAAGGTTCAGGGACTTGAAGGAAGGTTAGACAGCCTCACATGAAAGCCGCCCTCTATGCACGCGTTTCTACGGTCGACCAAGACTGCGCAATGCAGCTCCGCGAGCTGCGCGAGTACTGCAAACGGCGTGGGTGGGAGATAGCGGGCGAATACGTCGACACTGGATGGAGCGGCGCCAAAGCGAGTCGCCCAGAGTTCAATAAGCTCAAAGCAGACGCCGCGCAGCATCTCTGCGACGCCGTCCTTACCTGGAAGCTGGACCGATTCGGCCGAAGCGTTCAGGACTGCATCAACGGTATCTCCACCCTTCGATCGCAGGGCATTCGCTTCATGGCGACCAGCCAGAACATCGACACCGATGAGTCGAATCCGGTCGCGAACTTGATTATGCACATTCTCGCTGCCGTGGCTGAGTTCGAGCGGGAGATGATCCGGGAACGGGTAATGGCCGGTCTGAAGAACGCCAGAGCGAAAGGAGTGAAGCTGGGACGCAAGCAGGTTGTGTTTGACCGTGCTCGCGCACTGGAAATGCGCCGGCGCGGTCTGAGCACGCGGGCAATCGGCCAAAAGCTGGGTATCTCGGCGATGACCGTTCACAGAGCGTTGAAGTCCGCGCCAACGGCTGTAACACAACCCCCTGCGGACCGTCCATCGAACGCTGTTGATTCTAAAGGACCACGTAGGGTAGCCTGACCTGTCACACAATCAAAAGTTTGAGTTACACTCCCGATTTCTGAACTGAAACGAAAAGACTTTTCGATCAGGATCTTTCGGGATCACGGATTTTTCCGGATCTCCAGAGGAATGGGAAGGGGTAGGGGGTGTCCGTTAGAAAAACCGGCGCCGGCGTGAACCGTGTACCACGCTTCCGCGTGCGCCCGCAAATTAAGGACTTTTTTCAGACGGCGTGAAATCGGGCCAAAACCAATAAAATCAATATCAGCACGACCCGGCGCTGCGCGAAATAAGCCCAGTTTTGGGCACTTTTTTGTTAGATCTCGCCGCGCGCCAGTTCTTCATCGAGCTGGCCGACGCATTCCTGGATCGACGCCAAAAGGAATTTACGGCGAATCGACGCGTCGTCCAGATTGAGCAGCAGGCGCGCTCTCGTCAAGGACTCCTGCAGCACCGCCAGATGAAGTGCTGCCGGCAGCGAGACGGGCTGCGCCTTGCCTCCTACGAGTTCGAGGCCCGGACGATGCGTTGTATCGGACACCGCAGTCGCTTTTCAGCATAACGTATGAAAGGTCACGATACGTCAACTGCGTTTCGCTTGGGACACTCCGCCCGAATTGGCTGATTTATATAGCAGGGAGTTCAACCTCCACGGCGGTGGGTGGGACACTTACGCCTAATCCGCCGATTTAAGAAGAGGAGAGGTCGCTGAAAGTGCCCGGGATGGGCCGACAAGCGGCGTTGGTTGCGAGTAGTTCGCCTTCCCACGTTGTTTCAATCCCCCCGGCCAATTCAGCCACAAACATTCTGCCAATGAAACTGGAACACAGAAGAGTCTTTTCCGGCGCGCAGGTCCGCGCGGCCGGCTCAGCCAAGCCTGGCATCGACGGCTACGCCGCCGTCTTCAACGAAACGACGGACCTTGGCTATTTCAGCGAGGTCATCAAGCCAGGCGCCTTTTCTCGCGCGCTCAAAGAGAACCAGGACGTCCGCTGCCTTGTGAATCATGACGAGAACGTCATTCTGGGACGTACCAAGAGCGGAACGCTCCGCCTCGAGGAAAACGGCAAAGGCCTGCGATTCTCGTGCGACACCCCCGATACTCAGGCGGCGCGCGATTTGCTCGCTTCCATCGCTCGCGGCGATGTCGACCAATGCTCGTTCGGGTTCATCGTTCGCAAAGACACCTGGACAGAACAGGATGGAATTCAGATGCGCAGCGTGGAAGATGTCGATTTATTCGATGTCAGCCCGGTCACGTTTCCGGCCTACGGCGGGACATCGTGTACAGCCCGATCGCTGTGGCCTGACGGAATGCCCGGAGAGCTCAGGAGTCACATTCTGGCAGCTCGCGAGGCAGTAGCACGCGCGCGGCCGCGGCTAACAGGTGAACAAATCATCGCGGAGGCAAAGACCCGCGCCCGCCGGGACAACGAGTTGAGCGATGCGGACCGCATTGACTGGCTCGTCGCACTGAACCGCACCCTGGCTGTAGCCGAAGAAGACGATGACGCCCTCGTGGATGCCGTCATCAGGGAAGCCCGCGGGGTGATTTATAGACTGGACGGGAGAATCGTATGACGACCACAGAAATGCGTCAAAGTCGACGCTTGATTGCCGCCCGCATGACCGCGCTGGCGCAAAAACCACTGGACAACGCGAGAACAAAAGCAGAATTCGAACTCCTCGACAGTGAGGCTCGCCGACTGAAGGAACAGGAAAAACAAGCGGAGGACGGCGAGCAAAGGGCCAATCGCCAGCGGCTTTATCGAGCCTTCGTGAACTATCTGAAGTTTGGCGAATCTGTGGGCGAGCGACCTGGAGATTTCGGCATGGCTCCTGACGATCTCAGCGTTCTCACCAAGTGGCAAAAGTTCCGGTCCCTACAGCTTCGCCCCGAAACTCGCGATATGGGCGAAGGTCTGGCGGGCGGCGCATATCCTGGCAGCACCGGCGGCTTCTTTGCCCCAATTTTGTTTGCCGATGCTGTGATGGCCGCGATGAAGTTTTTTGGTGACATGTTCATCACGAGTACGATCATTCCGACGGCGATCGGCACGCCATTCCAATACCCAAACACGGACGACACAGCGAGTATCGGTGAACTGGTAAATGAGGCGTCGCAGGTATCGCAACAGGACATCCCCGCAAGTCAAATTTCCCTGAGCAGCTATAAGATATCCAGTAAAATTTTGAAGGTATCTGTCGAACTCGTGCAGGATGCTTATGGCGGTTTCGACTCTTGGTTAATCACCCAGCTCGCCATCCGTATTGCGAGGGCTGCGAATGCGTTATTCACAACGGGCACTGGCAGCGGGCAGCCGCTGGGAATCGTCAACGCTGCGACGCTTGGCATTGGGCAATCCACAACCCCGGCAATCATTGGCGATGACAGCCAAACCACGCCTGATCCGACGCGGCAGGTCGGATGGACGGATCTCGTGAACCTTGAGGCTACGGTTGACGTCTGGTACCGCAGGCAACCCGGAACCGGATTTATGATGCATGATTCAACGTGGCAATTTATTAAAAATCTCCGCGACAAAATGGGGCGTCCACTGTGGCTCGAAGGCAAGGACCCAGAGCACCCGGATCGACTTCTGGGTCATCCGGTCTACCTGAACGAAGCGATGGCGCCGCTGGGACCTGGCGCCATTTCAATCCTGTTCGGGGATCTGTCGCGCTACGTAATCCGCAACCTGCGTCAGCTGATCGTGCGAAGGCTAAAGCTGAGGTATGTCGATTATGGGCAAATTGGCTTTATCGCGTTCGACCGGATGGACGGCAACCTGCTGGCCGCTGGCAAGCCGGTAAAGTACCTTCAAAACGCCGCTTGAGCGTGCGCGACGCGCGCGTTTCTGCCGTTTACCAAAGAGAAACCGAAGGGAGAACAAAGAATGTTTTCTAAAGACACAGCCGAAACACTGGCCTCAGAACGGAAGGCCCTGGCAAAACTTCAGGATCAACATGATGCACTTTCAGCCGACCATGCGGAGAAGAAAAAAGCGGCCGCCGAGCAGCTCGAAGTCGTCTCGCGGCTTCACGGTCCGGCATCGATTACCCTCAAGACCGACGACGAGCTCGCGCAATCGATCAAACTGTTGCGCAAGCTCCAACGGGAATCTGAACGGTCAGACGGATTTCTTTTTGATTTCACGAACGGTCCGGGAAAGGATCTGGAGAGCCGCTGGCGTGACCTCCGGAGGCGCGAGGACGATGTCAAGCACTCGGAGGCGCGCTCCGCTCTCAAAGAATGGCTGCGCCGGCGCTACCGCGCCCTGCGAGCTATCGCCGACGACGAAAAAGCGGACGAAGGCTTAGCTAAGGCCGCGGGGTTTCCGCGAGGTCCGGTTCCAATTTGCGGTTCGGTAGGATTCGAACGCAACAGAGTGAACGATTTTGAACTTGAGCTATGCGCGATGGGGTTCGAGGATCTCCTCCCCGAAAATGCGCCCATGTACATCCTGCACCAGCGTCTGAACAAAAGGCCAATACCAGGCCAACCTGTGGAACGCAAGCTAGCACCTACCGAAAAGGACATGAAGGTAGTGGAAGGTCGCTTTCCAGTTCCAGCCATGGTGAGCGAGATCCGAGAGAGGCAGACCGTTTCAGCCGCAATGGCGAGCGACGTCGACAAGAAATAGGGGCCCCCATGGATATCTTGCAAATCGGCGCATCCGTCTCGCTGGACCAGTTCCAGGCGGGCCTCGACCGCGCGGAGGCCGATACCAAACACTCCGCTAAGGGCATGTCCGACGCCTTCCGCGCACTCGCGGAGGATTCCGAGGAGTCTACCAACAAGATTCTTGCGGCCTCGGTGCGAGTGTCGGAGGCCTCGATCGCGCTGGCGCAGTCAAAAGACCAGGTCCGGGCCGCCATGCGGGAAGCCAAGGCCGCGGGCGAAGACGACGTGGTGGCCCTGGCCAGATTGGCGCTCGCACAGAAATCCGCCTCGGATGCCGCCAAGGAGCTGGCGGAAGCACAGGCCAAGCTGAGCGGATCCGCTCAGCTGAGCGGCGAGGCTATCCAGCAATGGATCGAGCATCCCTTTCAGGCCGCCAGCGAGCTCGCCAAGTCCTTCGCCGAATCGCTGGGACCGATCGGCGTGGAGGCATTCTCAACTATCGCGGGCGTGGCCGCACTTGGGGCGGAGGCGGTCCACCTAACGCTTGAAATGGCCGCCTCGGTCCGCCAGGCCCAGAACATGGCCGATCGCCTAGGAATAACCACGGAACAAGCGCAGCGGCTCGGCGCGGAGGCCAAGCTCGTCGGGGTCGACGTCAACACCATGGGCATGGCCGCGCGGATCCTCGGCCAGGTCCTGGATGATCCGACCAGCAAACAATCCGCGAACGCCCGGATGGCGATTGAACGGCTGGGCGTCGCCATGTACACGTCCTCCGGGCAAACCAGGGAGCTGGGGCCGGTGCTGCTGGATGTACTGAACGCGCTCTCTCAGATCACCGAGGACTCCACCCGGGCGGCCGTGGCGCAGGCGCTATTCGGGCGCGGCGGCAAAGAGCTGCTGCCCCTGATCAAGAATCACCAGGAACTGCTCGCGCTGGTCAACGAATTGGGCGTCGGATTGGAGGAAGGGCCAAACAAATCACTGTCAAAGGTCTTTACCTCGTCGCAGAAGCTGGCCATCGCCTGGGAGGAACTGAAGAAATCCTTTGCCGACAAGATCGCCCCAATCGTCATTCCAGTTACGCTCGACCTGTCGGCGGCACTGAGCGGCAAGAATTTCCAACCTCATCAAGAGATCGGCTCGGGGCCAACGCTCGCAGAACGTGCATTAAACGAAGCCGCAAAAACAGATTCTGCGATTTATGCCCAATTCAAGGCTAAGTTGAGCGCGCAGCTCCATGACTTCGACGCTTTCGCGGTTGGCATGGCCGGAGCCACCTCGAGGATATCCGGCGAGACCCTGGCAGCCGGATTCCGCGCCAGCTTGGGGAACAGCGAAGAAGGCCTGAAACAGCAACTGGCCGCCATCAAAGAGGAACGCGGAAAACTGGAAGCCGTTCTCTCGTCCGGCGCCCTATCGCCGGAGGCCTTCGGCGAGAAGAAGAAGGAATTCACGAATCTGGGCGTTCAGCAACAAGCGATCGAAGCAAAGCTCAAAGGCGTGCAGCGCAGCCGTGAGATTCGCCTGCAGGAGATCGACGCCACCGAAGCAGATCAGAAAGCCCAACTGGAAGTAGAACGGGCCGGGATCGAAGCCGAAGCGCGATTGCATGAGATCAACGAAGCCGGAAGACTCGCGAAACTAGCTGCGGTCAAAGCCAAGGAACGACAGATCGAGGAGAACGCCATCCAGCAGAAGATTGGCGTGTACCGGAATGACCCGCAACACCCCGACAAAGTCGAGGAGATGCAGGGTCAACTCGATGCCATCCGTTCAAAAGGCACGGCCAGCGCAATCACTTCCCAGTCCGAAATCCTGGCCGCCCAGATCAAAGCCATCGAAAACGAGGTCAAGGAGCACGACAAGGCCGAGCAGGAGTCGAGGAAGATCCGCGACAAAGAGGCGGATGATGCGCTGAAAGCCTCGCTGAAGATCGCCGCCGACAAGGACAAGGCGCAAGATCTCGAACTAACCGGAGAGCTAGCGCACCAGAAATCTTTGAACGCGACGCGAAAAGAACACGCCGACACGAATCTCGCCGGCGGCAACATCACACAGGCTCAGCACGCGAAAATCCTGGCCGACATCGAGAACCAGGAGTACGCATCGCAGAAGAAAATCCTGGATGCGCGCATGTCCGCAATCGTAGCCGGCAGCGCGGGAGAGCTGGCGGAACGGCAGAAGGTCCTGAATGAGGAACTCGCGCTCGAAGACCATCACGTTCTGGAGCTGGCAAAGATCGACGAGGGAGCTGCAAAAAAAACGGCTCTCGATTGGAAGCACGCTACGGACGAGATCAATCGCGACTTCGAGAACGCTTTTAGCGCGTGGATCGAGGGCCACAAGCGGTTCACCGTAGCCTTTGCGCAGGAAAGTCAGAAACTCGTAGCGCAGACCGCTTCGCATCTGCTCGCCATGACATTGAAGTGGGGCGAGCACGAGGTAATGAAGCTCATCCAACACCTCGAAACCAATGATCGGGTAGTAGCGTCAGACGCCACTGCCGCCGCACAGACTCTCGGGATCGGCGCCGCATCGGCGCTGAAACAGCTCGAACAATCCGCCGCGGCCGCGGCCGGCAAAGCCTATTCCGCCGTCGTGGGAATTCCTGTCGTCGGTCCGGTGCTCGGGCCCGCAGCGGCCGCGGCCGCTTTCGCCGGCGTGATGGCTTTCGGAGCGCTGGCTTCGGCCGAGGGCGGCATGCTCGTCGGCGACGATCAGTTAGCCTTCCTACACAAAAACGAAATGGTCTTGCCGTCGCAGTACTCGCAGACGATTCAAAACATCACGAGCAACGGCGGGGCAGGTGGTGGAGGCGGAACCGTAAACATCGGCATGCACTTCACGGACGGCGCCGGCGCGCGCCGGTTTTGGAGCCAGGGCAAGAACAATATCAAGAGCGTAGTGAAGGAAATGGTGAGGGAGGGAGCATTCAAGAAAAAATGACTCCTCGAAACCGCGACACCCACCGCAGAGATCGGCCCATCGCGTATGGTGCGCAGAGAGAATCTGCGACGTCCCGTTTGAGGACCATGAAACAGAGCGAAGCATGGGCCGGCTGTCACTTCGAACAGGAGTTTTGCCAGTACGGTCTCGGTGATGGTGTGTCGATCGCGAGCAGCGCTTGAGCCATGGTGATTAACTGGGAAGCTGTCATCGGAATATGCGCCGTCGTAGGCATGGTCGGCGCTGTCGTCCGTTGGACCCTGAAGGCCGGGCTTGCTGAGTTCAAAGAGGACTTGCGCAAGGAGTTTATCACGCGAGAGCATTTCTCGGAGCTCGAGCGCCGCGTTTCCAGGTTGGAGGCTGCATGACTATCACGAATCCAGCCGCTTCAGCCAGGAGTGGTAGGGATGCAATTCGAGCCATCGCTCCAGCCAGTGCGGGTAGTCGCGCGAGAAGGCTGGATGGAAGCAGTGCTCGCGACCGGATGCCCTTCCGTTCGCGAGCCAAGGCGCATAGGGCTTCGAAGAGATTGAGCGCCCCTTCTTCATCGGATCGGACCAAGGTGTCGCCCGAATTTTTCCAGTGCGCGGCGCCTGGCGCAGGGGGGAAGATCGTCCCAGTCATCGAGTAATGCCGCAAGTTTAAGGCATCCTCCAAAAAGTTGAAACGGACCGCGCGTCCGCAAATGTTTGCCGGGATGGACTCCGAGCGGCCGTCTCATCGGGCTGCCCCCATGTTTCGGCCGAATTGGCTAAGAACCCGGCGCCGTCGGTCAGGAGAGAGTCCAGGCCAAAACTTGTCAAATGCCGCAAGCCGCACGGCCTCGTACAGTTCGCACAACTCCAGGTTCGAAAATCCGCCGTCCACGATGTAATTAGTGAGGGCCTGCCACTGCTGTTTCTGTTGATCTGATCGTATTCGAAGCATTGGTTTTTGTTCTCCTCGTTTAGTCCCCCGCTGCTGGGGCCGATAAAGGATTCACTTTCCTGGCGGCGGCTTTCTTTTTATGGCCGTCAACCATGCGATCGACAATCTCCTTGCGCCCCGCATCTGAAAGCGCGGCCCACCATTCCTTCTGGCGTTTGCTCGTCTTGGCCGCGCCAGCGCGGGCCGCCACCTGCATTACGTACCGTCGGGTGAGAGGGTCGAGGTGATCCGTCCTCCCACCCTGGGCTCGGATGAGCGCTAACTTCGCGCGCCGTCCCTCCTGCTGTTTCGCGAACAGGGCTTGTCGTTGCTCGTCGGACATAGCAGCGTAGGCCCGTTTTTTCCCTGCCACCATGCGGGCGACTTCCGCTTGCTTCTGCTTCTCCGGCAATTTTCCCCAGCGGTCCTTGGCAGTTTTGCTCGCCACCTTCGCGAATTCGCTGCGTTCATCATTGACAGGCGTTCGATCGAAGCCGAGATGGTCGCAGGGAGCGTCAACGAGGTCCTGTTCCAGGCCGAGGTATTTCTGCGTCGTCGAGAGCGCAGAGTGCCCAAGACTTAGCGAAATTTGATCAAGGGCGGCGCCCCCGCGATAGGAAAGCTTTGCGAACGTCCGCCTCAGATCGTGCGGTGCGAGCTGCAAGCCCACGGACTTGCCGTATTCTTTCACTATTTGACCGATTCGGTTTCCCGATAATGTATCGCGGCCTTCCCAGCTGCTCGGAAATATGACGCCGTCCCGTCGGTTTGTAGCTCGCGACCAAGCATCAAGATCGGCCATTGCGAATTTGGGAATTGGCACTGTGCGCACGCGGTTGCCTTTGCCCTTCAGGTCTACTATGCAGGGCCGCCCATCGAGATTTCGGACATGCGCAAAGGTCAGACTTACGACATCGTCCCTGCGTACGCCGCACCCTATCAGGAGAGAAAGCAGAGCCCGGTCTCTTTTGCCCCGTACCGTATCGATATTGGGCGCGCCGAGCAATCGTTGCGCCTGCTCGACTGTCAGCCATTTTCCTTGTCTCACGCCAAGCAGCTTTGGTCCGCGTATCCTGCATATCGCCGCGGCCGTGTCGTTTGGCAAGAATCCGTTATCAGCGGCCTCGACCGCCAATTTTCTGATGGCTGCAAGGCGGTTGCGAACGGTGGCAGCCGCAGAACCTCGTTCCAGCTCACGTGATTTAAAAGCATTCACGCAAGCTTTTGTGAATGGACCTCGCCACTCCGTGCGGTACCAGTCAATGAATTGCCGCAGGGCTTCGGTATACGATTTTTTTGAGTTGGCTGAATCTAGGCTGTCGATGACAAGCCTTTTCACCTGCTCGAATATTTCGGACGTTGCCAGTGTCAGTGCTTCGCTCATTGGGAATCAATCCTACCCCTTCTTTGTGCTGCCGTTTCCGCTCAATCCCTTAACGGTTAGATAATGAACTAACACCCCCATTAAGTCAAGGAGATTAGCTTGCAAAGTTCTAAAACGGGGTGTAAGCTAATGAAAACATGCTGGAAAAAAATCTTCCACCCGACGTACTGGAGTTTTTCCGCGATGAAGGCCGTAAAGGCGGAAAGCTAGGGGGTAGCCGCGGCGGGAAGGCGGCCGCCGCCTCGATGACGCCCGAGGCACGCAAAGAGCGCGCAAGGAAAGCTGGGGCCGCCAGCGCGGAGGTCCGAAGGAAGAAAAAGAAGAAGAAAAAGAAGAAGGCGCGAGCCGCCAAAAAATAGAGCAGCCCGGCACTCGGGCCGGGCTATGGGGGCAGAAAAACAACAAGCTCAAAGAGTCCCCTTTATGATAGTTCAGCCGGCCGCCAGGCGGGGCGCCCTTTCCCAAACGTACACCAGGCGTACATGAGCCCATTTGCTGAGACGCGAGGCTTCTCAGAAAACGTTAGGAATCTGCGGTTTAGCCACCATCTTTGAAGTCTCTCTGAATTCCTCGGGTACTACTTCATGGAGGAGAAGTAAGGGCAGGCCGGTTGATGCTGGGACCTTAACGGCCCGTCTGTCACCGGTTTTTGTCCGTCACCGGTTCTT